GATGAAGCGGCTAAGACTTTAGGATCCATGGCTCCTACATATTTTGTTGCTGTTGCTGGTATTGTTGCAGCATTTTTTGGTACTCAAGCAATGGGTAAAAAATAAGGATAAGAGATGGCAGAAGATAACGAATTGACCCCAAATAGTTCTAATACACAAGAAAGAACACTTCTTGATGTTGTTAATGAATTAAAAGAGCTTAATTCTGCTACTGCAGTTGCTCAAGATTCTGCAACATATACTCAAGATCTAAGAGATTATGTCACAAGCCAAGGTGATAATCTATCATCTAAGCAGCTAAGTGCAATAGAAGATTTAATTAGTGCAATGCAATCTGGCGAATTAGATCAAATGGAAATGGATAAAGAACGTATCGCAAGAAATGAAGAGCGTAACGACCTATTAGAATCTATTGCCAAGTATACTAGCTTAAGTCTTGATCAATTGCGTGAAGAGTTTGGTGGTAAAGATCGTGGTATTATCATGTCAATGCTTATAAATGCAGCCATTAGAGGTGCAATCATAGGTGTCATGAAAGGTATTTACGATTCATATAAGTTTTTAGGCAAAGGTTTTCTTGCTGTAGGTAAGGGTATTGGCAAGTTCTTAAGACTTGATAAGTTCTATAAGGCAATGTCAACATCAGTATCTGGTGCTATGAAGTCTGCTGTTGCAAACATTAAAGGTATGTTTGGCGGTGGTGGTAAGCCTGGCATGATGGGCAAGATGTTTGCTAGTTTAAAGGTTGGTATTACTAAAATGATGCCGTTCTTAAAGGATTTATTTAAGCTAACAAAGACTATAGCAACTAATGTTAAAGCTATAACCATTGGTGTTGGTGGTTTCTTTGCAGGAGCGGTGGGATCTCTTAAAGCTCTTACGAATCTAAACTTTAAGCCTACAATGTTGTCTAAACCATTCATTGCTGCATCTAAGTTAATGGGTAGATTCTTTGCTCCTTTAAAAGACTTTACACAATTGTTTGCTAGAGTGTTCGAGCCAATTATTAAAAACTTAAACGCTGCCGGCAAATCGACAAAAAGTGCATCTAAAGGTGTACAGACACTAGGTAGTACTATAGTTAACTTCTTTAAAGCGCTTAAACCGGTTAAAACTGCATTCGGAGTACTTGGTAAGGTAGCGGCAGCATTCTCTGGTATTGGTAGAGTGTTTGGTAGGTTATTCTTGCCAATTACTATCATCATGGGTATTTTTGATGGTCTGAAAGGTGCAAATAAAGAGATGGAAAAGTATAAAGACGCTGGATTCTTCTCTAAGTTATTTGCAGGTACTATGGGATTCTTGAGCGGTGTGCTTCAAGGTCTTATTGGTATACCACTTGATCTATTAAAGAGTCTTGTTGGTTGGATTGCAGGTAAGCTTGGTTTCGAAGGTGTTCAAGAATTCTTAAGTAACTTCTCATTTGCTGATAGTATCGGTCAATTGTTTAGTGCTATTATCGGTGGTGTTATGGGATTTGTGCAAAGTATCAAAGATACTATTGCTGATATCGGTATTGCTGGTATGGTGCAGAACCTAGCGCTTGATCTGCTAAAGGTATTTAAAAAGATTCTTTTATTCCCACATGCAGTTGCTGTAGGTGCAGTTAAAGGATTAGCCGCAGCATGGCCAGGCGGTAAAACTCCTGGTGAAGCTTTCATGGAAGGATTCAATAAAGTATTTACTATGGGTGATGCATCAATTGATTCAATGAAAGTAAAAGGTGATGGTATGACAGAATCTGGTGAAGAAATCAAATCAAAATCAGAAGAGAATGCAGCGGGACAAGCATCGCTTGCCTCAAGAGCTGCTGAAGCAGGTGGTAATCTCGTCGATGCATCTAAAAATGCTGTTACTAACGTTGGTGAGACTATTATCAACACAGTAATGCCTCACGATCGTACATCAGCTACGGTCGATGGTCCATACGCATAAAAAAAGGGACCCGAAGGTCCCTTTGAGTGCCACACACTTTATCAGATATGCTCCAGACTGAACTGGGGTGGCCTTGTAAGCGGTATGGTATCAAAGCTTCCCGCTAAGCCCATACTCTTATTATTACATATTAGCCCTGTTGAGCTAGCTTATCGAAGTAAGACAATGTGTCTTCTTCTGCCTCATCGCTAGTGTCAAATGGAGCACTATCAGCCGCAGGCATTGATACAGCTTCTACTACAGGAGCAGATTGCATCATTGGAGCGGTATCGAGTGACGCATGTCCTGCATCAACACCTAGTACTTTATTCAACTTAGCTTTGAGTTCGTCGTACGACTTATAGTTTTTAGGATCAGTGAAGTCTGCTAGAGAATATAGCTTATTGTATACCTCTTCTAGTTGACCTTCATCACCGTTATACAGTGCCGCTGCTGTAGCAAACTCTGACTTATCATAGTTTACCCAACCTTCAACCTTTCGAATCTTAAGTTTAAAGTCAGCACCTTCCCAAAAATCATAAGGATTTACTGGTTGTTCATCTGCAAATTGTGGTTGCATTACATCCATGATTTTATCAAAGATCTTTTTACCAAATTTGTAAAGAAATACCTTTCCTTCGTTTTGTGGGTTAGCAGGGTCAGATACGACCAAGATGTTTGACGCATAGTGCAAACGTCTCTTTCTATCCCTTGCTGTTGCTTTATCCTCATCACGACCAGAGTTCCATAACACAGAGTTCATCTCTGATACTGGATCATCTTGACCGATAGTAGTTAAGCTATTTTCGATATACCATAGACCAGTAGGACCTTTAAAACCATGATCCCAATACCTTACCCAAGGAAGATCTTCACCTTCTTTAGCTGGTAGGAATCTGATTACGGCATAACCGTTTCCTGCTTTATCTCTGGTTGGTTTCCAAAACCTATCATCGTCGTAAGACTTTGTTTCGGTTTTAGTAGACACAGCTTCCGCTGCTTGTACGAGTTTGTCGATTGACGAGCCTCGTGAGCTCTTTAGATTTGCAAATGACATATATTTTCTCCGTATTGCATTGTATTAAGACGTAATTGTCTTTTCTATTTTTATTGCTGAAATATCCACTTCATACATAATGTATATTATAACACATTTGTGTTACTTTGTAAACCCTTTTGTCAATAAACTTAAACATTTATCTCGATTAAAGTTTACAAATGGTTCATATTTCTCGATCAATCTACGAGTATCAGGCCATATAATGGTATCCGATATGTTCTTAGACTCACGATCAATGAACTTAAATATGGCGTTAAGAATAACAACAGTCTCTAAACTAATCTCTTCTTGCAGCCATAACTTTACCACAAGAGGATGTGCATTGTCACGTGTCTTAAACAAGTAATCAAATGACACATTCTCTTCTGTTAATCTATTTATATCAATAGAAAACACACGATGAATACTTTCTTGAATTCGTTTGTGCTCTCTATAGTTTTGTTCTCCCTCTTCATCCATCATATCACCAATGTAACTTTTACCAGCTTTAAAGTTGGCGACATAATAGTCCTTTAGTTCTCCATTGTGCTTACGTCCAAGCTTTGCAAAGAAGTACTTATCCTTGCGTTTAAAGAAAGAGTTAGGTGTTACGTTAGACTTAAAATTATATTTAACTGCATCATAGCTAGACTCAAAGTGTAGCTTTAATGCATTATATAGCTTGTAAGATTCAAATGGATCTGTGCTCATATTGGTAGCTTATTACCCTTTTTGCCTCTGATTAAATTAAGTCTCATTGCTTCTGCTTCCATCTTATCTTTAAGAGAATCTGTTAGTAACTTTTTTAAGTTAGTATAATCCATGCCTCTCTTTTCTATAATAAATGTAGCTGCGTCTATATAAGACATATTTCCCTTTGCCACTAATTGTTCTACGGCTGTGGAGAACCGTTTCCTTGTCATAATTTTTTGTTCTAAATCAATCATAATACCCTAAGTAGTATGCAATCGGCATTAATTCTACCATTAGGAACACTTACTTTCGTCGTTAGCGTATCCCACACTTGTTTGTCGATTTGCTTTATTGTTTTACTTAAGATCAATGGCAGTATATCGTCTGGCTTTCTTAAAGTAGTTGTCCTACTTTTATCGCACACATTCTTTATGGTAGTACCACTTACCTCAAACCCTTTAGTTGAATTTGAGTTATACTGAGTTAGCTTTCTAGTCTTAGTATTATAAACAAATAGAACTTCTTTACCAGGAATCATAACAGGATTAATTGACATTAATTTAGCATCGATATCTTCAACCTTATACTTAATATTCTTAACCTGTACATCAGAAGCTTTAGGCTTCTTTATCCTTGGAATTTTTGCTGCTTTATTAGCAACCTTTAATTTATCTAAATCTTCGAAGATGGTCTCCATAGTGGTTATCATCTTATTTTGATTAGTTCTTTTAATATGAGAGAATGCTTCTACAGCTTGATCACACGTTTTGTCGTATGCATCTTTAACTGGTTGATACTCTTGTTCAACCATTGACTTAAACATATTAAGTGCTGAACCTTTTAAACCATATTGCTTAAATAGCTTATAGGCATCAAAGTTTACTTTAAAGTTTCCGTCTAACCATCCATCAATAACTGCATCCCAATCATCCATAATAGTCTCAAGGATTTTTGCCTTTTGTCTTTGTTGTATTGTAACAACAGGTTTTGCAGCAGCTTTATCTTCGATCTCTTCAACGGTAACTAACGCTAATTCGTATAGCTCTTTGAATTTTTCTTCTGCTCCTGCTAACTCTTCTTCATTATATTCATAACCTCTATAATGAATCTTGGTTAACTTACCTAAGTAACCAAACTCATAGTCTTTTAACTTTTTAAAAGCTTTTATCTGATCTTTAGTGTATCCAAATTTCTCTTCTGCAAACTGCAATATTGTAGGTACATAGTCTTTGGTCTTATAAAAATAATTATACCAGTGTGCTGCCTTCTGCCATTTAGTAAGACGACCTTCTACGCCTTCGGCAGTTTCACCTGGTTGAAAGATTGGCTCAGGTCCCATATACTTATCGTCAATGGTTACCCTGTTCTTTCTCATATTAGTTCTTACTTTATTTTCCGCCATAGTTTGCTCCTTTCATAATATTAGAATACATTATAACACAGTCTTGCGCAAATGTACATAGGCAGGACACACTTTTTTCAAATGATAAGGAGTAGATTAAAGTGTGCCCTGCCATAAACTTATACCCTCTCGTAATTCTTGATGCCGCTAACATAATTCTCTGCAGCATTTTCTGCATACATTTCATTATGAGCTTTATACCATTCAATACCTAATGACTCTCCATCGATATACATACGTATACCGTAGTATGGATGATCTCCAAATGATCTTAATACTTCAGCTTTACGATTCTTAAATTCGCTAGAACCACTGTACTCACTGAGTAGCATATACTTATTTGACATCGCCGTTTCCCCACATTTCTTTTAGTTTTACGTATGTTAATACGCGGATTTGTTCACGATCTAGATCCGGATGTTTTTCTCGCAACTCTTTACGAACTTTATGTTTTACTTCGGAATCACGTATCATGAGATACGCACCTGAGCATGCAAACGCAAAAAATACGAATCCGACTAGTGTGAATATTGTTGATAAAATTTCCATATTATTTTCCTATATGTTCCACGTCTTTTCGTGGAATAACTTGATATGCACCTTTATTATATGCTGGTGCGACTGTGAAATTCTTGGATTCTTCTGCTTTCCAAGAGGTGTCTTCAGGAGTCTCATACCGAGAACTTCCTGTATAAGATGGATATTTGTTGTTAAACTCTTCCATCCTTATTTCTGCAAAAGACTTTTCTGTCTTAAGCGGTTTGAATTCTTGTTTGACCTTACGCTTTGGCACAAGTGCTTTTGTTTTTCTTTTACGACCGTGTTGATCGTACCTTATTGAGCCTATGTAGTTCATATGGTATTAGGAGCCTCAAGTAATAATTGACTAAGTGTTTTTTCTTCTGATACAATCACAAATGTGCCATCACGAAACTCACGCGTAACTAATCCAGAGTTATATGCTTTTTCTATATATCCCTTTTGTCCTAGAATGTACTCAATTTGACCTGCCCATGACTCTACAGCCATTTTCCGCCTTTGATATTCTACCGCATCAGTGTACTGTGTCATATGAACTCCTACCTTTTTCTGCTAGCTTTACTAGCTCTCTTAACTTTTGATCCCATAGTTTCTTAAACTCAGGATTTTGTGCTGCATCACGAGCTTTCTGTAATGCAAACACCCTACGCATGATCAGACTAGTCCCAGTCATTTTT